ATATGTAATTCTATAACATCCTGAGGTGCTCCAAATTCTCTACTAATTGTTGATTTATTTAATAAAGATAGATCTTGTGAGCTATAATCCTGCGAGTTAAAATCATTAACTGATTCCTCTACTGTAATTTGATCCATTATTAAGTATTAGTTGATAAATTAACTATTTCTTGTTGTGATTCTAATAATCTTATTCTTAAATCATTTATTTCATCTAGTAAAGCCTGAATTTCAGGTCCTTGAGTAGTTAAACCTACATAGGAAGCACTTCTTTTAACTATAGCTTCATGAGAAGAAATAGGTCCCTTTTTTGGTAAGTTATAAAATAACCTATCATATTCTTCAAAAAATTGGTCAACAGTTATAGCCTCCCCTATTTGTTCAACTGGTTCTATTGAAACTAATTCTTCAAATTCAGTGTCTACAATTGTTGGATAAGTTACCTTACCATATATTTGTTTTTCTAAATTTACTTGTCTTCTTGCCATTATCTAACTACTTTAAAATAATTATCTTTATTTTCAATTATTAAAGTTTCACTCCCAACAATAACTTTTACCATTAATTGATAGTATCTTTCAGGTTCTAACCCACCCATATAAACTTTAAAATAACTACCATTATCATCTGCACTTATTTTAGTTTTATATGTATCAAAATTAACTACCATTTCTCCAGTTTTAACATCTTTTAATCCCCAATATGAAGATGTAGTTAATGCCTTAGTGTTTAAATATACTGATGAGGTTTGGAATGTTCTTGTAGGGAAAGTATCTCTTGCCTTTACTCTAAAATCATATATGGCAGTGTCTTCAAATTCTTCTTTAACATTTGTAAATGAAACTATAAAATCACTTGATGTTACAGCTGATATAGTTGTAAGTGTGTGAGATGAATCATCCCATTTAAATTCTAGATCTGGTGGATATATTGTATGTGTATCTACAGAAAAATAGCTTGTTTCTACAAAGTCTGTTCCAAATTCTAATGCATCATCTAATTTTACTATAAACCCATTATTTGAAAAAGTAGTTGCATTCCATAATTTAACTGTATTAGTTACATTCATTGAAATGTCTTTATCACTAGTGTATAAAAAAGATTGAGAAGATTCAGGGTTTATTGTTGCCGAACCTGTATACCAAGTACCCCCACCTGTTGTATTCCCAGAGTATGAACCCGTTACATAATCAGCGAAACCTGTGGTTGTCCATGCATTTGATCCTGAAGCTCCACGCCATCCCCAAGAGCACCCATCATCCGTTTGAGGAGCGTCGCTTACTTTACCAGTTCCCATATCCCAAGCTCCAGATATAGGGTATGAATATATTGTGTAATCTAAAGGTGCATTTTCAGCATAAGCTAAATATAGATTTAAACTTGCAGTAAAGTTAGAAGAGCCTACTTTATTTGCAATAACATCATTAATGTCAGATGTTTTAAATTGTACTAAACTACGTTTAACGGCAGGTAAGTCTCCTTGTGCAGAAGAATTTACATTAATACCATTTTCATTAGTTACTTCTAATACTTCATCTCTACCTGTATTTTGTGATGGGTATTGAGATAAAATAAATGAATCTTTTTCGGGAAATATTTTATATACAGCCATATTAATTTGTTACTATTCTTCCTTGTATATCAGTGTTTGGAGACTTTAATTCAAATATAGAAGGATCTAATGAAGGATATAATATATCATTAATTGTAGCTCCTTTTATATCATAAGCATATGCTGAGTATCCGTTTTCGGCACCTGTTTTATTAACAATTTCTAATTTTTTAACAGTTTGGACACCATCAATTCTATCAATTAAATTTTTAACATTATTTAAAAGTATTGGTTGGTTAATTTGATAATTATCAGTGTTAAAATAATCGGTTAGTTGAGTAATTATGCTATTTAAAACTACAGTTCCGTTGTAGTTAGGTAATAATATAATTTCAAAATTTACACCTATATTAATTATAAAAGCATCTCTTATATTAATGCCATCGGTTACTAACCTATATTCTGCTAAATAAGTTTTTAAATTTTGTTTAATAGCGGGGTTAGCAGTTGTTAAATTTCCCTGGCTATCTTTTGATAGTATATGTAAACTTAAAGCATTGTCATTCTTTTCATCATATACTGGTAGTTTTGCAGCTAAAATATCATTTTCTTTAGTTACATAAGATTTAGCAATAACTCCAAATTTTGAAGGTAATGATAAAGATCTTATAATATAATCTTCTTTAGTAACTGTTCTTAATTGGCTTGAATATTGTGATAATACATTTTCTCTTAAATCCTGGTTAGTATCTCCATCTCCTCCTCCTATTGCAGGTGAAGGGTTATTAAATGCTAATGAATCTTGTACTGTTGATTTTAGGGTTGCATCTAAAGTTGCTCCAAAAAATGTAATGTTATTACTTGCAATTAAATTAAGTGTATTTGCAGCTATGTTTGATTCTGCTCCTCCTCCTACTAAATATTGTACTGTTATAGTAGTATTAGAGGGAGCTACACCATAAGTTTTAGTATATAAAAAATTAGAAGGATCAAAAGCAGTTGTTAATTTATCTACACCATAAGGTAAACCTAATCCTATATTATCAGGATTTGGAATTATGGCTTCATCTGCTCCAGATGAAATTCCGGAACCAAATTGTAATTGAAGTGTATCATTACTTTTAAATCTTTTTACAAACCTTCTAGGTACTTTTTTAATTTTTAATAAATAAGGAGTAGTATCATTATATTGAGAAAAATTAGGATCATTTTGAACCGTATTATTTTGGGCTTCAAAAACTGTTTCTTGTGCTAGAAAAGGAACTTCCGTAAATGGGTTCCCATTTGAATCTGTAACAGATATAATTTCTTCTATGTTTGTATCTGAAACTTCTACAGTTGGAAATTTTTGTGGGGATCCAAAAGTAAAAGTTGTATTTCTAACTTGTCCTGATACTGCCCTAGTGATTTTCTTTAATAAATAAAAATTTGGATTATTATCTGAATCTAAAGAATATACAGATATGTCAGTAGGGTCTCCACTTCCTGATATTGAAAAATCTATTTTATTTTCTATATAAAAAAATTGACCTGTATTGTTTGATGATTGTAGTTGTGTACCTTCACTTAATATCATTGAGTAATTAAAATCTGGGGATGATAAACCTCCTGCTAATGAAGATGGGACTAATTGGAATACTTCTACATCTACTGTTGATGCATTAGTAACTTGTGGTTCATACCCACTGCTGTATGCTAAATTTAATAAATTTTTTCTTTGTTTAGCATATTGCACAAAATTTTCTTGAACTTGATTATCTATATAAAAAGAAAGAACATCACCTACATATGAAGCCATTTCTATTAGCATCAACCCAGGTGAGTTTTCATCAAAGTCATTATAGGTATTAGGATAGTAGGTTTTACTAAAATCTATTAATTTTTCTTTGAACGAATCAAAATCTTTATTTAAATATTGTATTTCTTTAGACTCCGGCATTGTTTATATTAATTTCAAGTTGATCTCCAATATTTGTATTTAATATAGAATAATTAAGGATTATATTTACTGTATTACTTTCTTGTAGTAAGTTTATTTGTAAATCATTAATTACTATTTGTTGGAAATAAGTATTAATTCCATTAATAACTAGTTCTTCTATATCGTCAACTAAATCATCTGTCAACGGATTAAACATTAGTTCTCTTAACCCAGAACCAAAAGATGGGTTCATAACTCTCTCTTTTTTTCCTGTTAAAAGAAAATTAATTAAATTAGCTTTTACAGCTGCTTGAGAAGTAAAAGTTGTATTTAAACCTGTAGCACCATCATAAGGAATGTTTATTCCAATTCCAGTACTAGGCTCTAAATCAAATACATCTATATTTCTAACTATATATGACATTAAATTTTACCACTTTCTTTCATTTTACCCATTAAACCTGAAAAATCTGGTACAGCCTCAATTGATACTTGGTTTATATCAGATGTTTTTTGGTTTGATATCATTGCGTCAACAGAATCTACTACTTTAGTAGATGTTCCAGGCATACCACCTTGGAATCCTACAGCATCTTGTGATGACATTCCGCCATTAAGGTTTTTCCAACCACCTTCAACATGAGTTTGATTTAAAACATCCGCTAAAGCTCCTACTCCTTCAAATAAAGGTTGAGAGGGTTTTTGTGGTTCTACTGTTTGTTGAGGTGTTTCCTCAATTAATTCAGATAGTGAGTTGTTTTTTATTTTTTGTTCTACAACCGGTTTCTGAATAACTTTAGTCTCAGTAAGGGGTGTTTGCATAATTAAAGATAATTCTTCTTTAATTACTCCTCTTACTTCTTCTCTAATAATTTTTCTAAAAACGTCTAATTTCATACCAATAAATATTATTTTTGTTAGGAGTTAAATCCTGTTCTTTTTTTAACTATTATACTACCATCATCTTCTATTTCGAATTTAAAATTATTTCTTATTTCTTCAATATTAACTCCATATTCTACTTCAGTTTCTGTATATCCAAAATTAAGTAATAATTTAATCCAATTTTTAATTTCTTCTTTTGCAATTTTTTCAAAGTACTTATCAAAGTCAGATTCATCACCCCCTGAGTGAAGGGCTAGTTGTTCAAAATCTGTTTCTGCTTTTCCTTTTAACCCTTCATACCAATTTCGAGTTTTCATACTAACTTCTTCTAATTTATCAGGATTTGGATCTATATTAGATAGTATGTTTTCTTTTGATTTTTGGATTTGTTCTTCAGTAGTTAAATCATTTCTATTAGGAATTTTTTGCAATTGTGATAATTGTAATTTATCTAATCTATCTATTCTAGCTACTGTTTGAGATACTTTTCTAAGACCAGGATTTCCATCTACAAATTCAGCAAGTGCATTTTGAACTAATGGGTTAACATTAATTTTTTCTCTATTAGAACCACCATTATTAACTAAATTACTTGAAGGTAAATTTTCTTTAGGTTTAAAAGTTTTATTACCAGTTCTAGTTTGTAATCCTTCTTTACCTTGAGTTACAGGTAAATTAGAAGCTAATTTATTATTATTTTCTGCCTTAATATTATTAATACCTAGAGGGTTTGTTCCTATGGATTCTGCCACAGTAATAGCATCATCATCACTTATTCTATTAGGTGTACTATCTAATGTACCAACCCCTATAATACCTTCTTCTATTTTTTTCTTTAAAATAAATTTTAGTTCTTGTACTATAGTATTAAGATCTGTTGCAAATGTTAATTTAGTTGAAGCAACTAAAAATTCATTATTATCTAAAGCAACTCCTCTTCTTCTTATAGCTACTTGTGAGTTTTCATCTACAGGTTTTTCTTCTTGGATTTTTAAAGTGTAACCTAAGTATAATTCACTAAAATTACCAAATATATCTTCAGGATCTACTTCTCTTATTCTTCCAGTTTTAGCCTCATGTGCTAATCTATCAGCTTCTAATAATAGAGGTTGTTGATTTCTGAATTTGTCAAAAGTATAAAATCTAAAGTTTTCATTTAAAAAGTTTCTAAACCCTTGTCCTAGTGTATTATTAAATTCTACTCCTGTTGATAATGATGTTAATTCAGCATAAAATATTAAATTTCCTTGTGCATCAAATCCTATAATTGAATCAGATACAAATATAATATCACCATCAGTTGTAGAAATAAATGTTTGACTTCCTTGTGTATCTTCAAGTCTAAGTCCTCTTCCAGGTACAGTTGGATCATCATTGTAAAAACCATCATCATTATCAGGTGTAACTATAGTTAAGGCTTTTAGTGTTCCTCTTAATTCTTCTACTACTCCTGTCATTTGTAGTCCTAAACCAGTATCTTTTACGGCATCACAACTATCAAGTTTCGCTGCTAGTTTAGTTCCTTCACTAATTACAACTTCTAAACCTTGTTGAATTAGGGTTAAGTAATATATAACAGCATCGAGATAACCACTTAAGTTTTCTAAAAACTTAATTGCTCTGTCAATTGCATTTATAACATCAGCTAAGAAACCAGTAAATTTCTCTATAATTCCTACTGTAAGAATGGCAGCTGGTAGTAAAAGGATTAGTGATTCTATAACTTTAAGTACAATGTTAATTATTTTTAAAACTGCTGTAATAATTTTGATTATACCATTTAGTAGTTTTAGTATAGATAGTAAGAAAATTACAACTTGATTTACACCTTTAGCTAAATCAACACAAAATCTAACAAACTCAGCTAAAAAGTTATAAGGAATTACATCTCTAAAAAATTCATTTATATCTTGAACTGTATCAAAATATCCCTGTACTGCTCTATCACCTGATTTGAAGAATGGTTTTATTGATTCACCAAATTCCTTTACAATTGCACTAGCTTCTTGAGCTTCAGCAAATGTTAATCTATTTTGGAGGATAGCACCCCCAACTTCAGCTGTATTTGATGCATTAGCTATTATAGGTCTTAATAATCTTTGAAATTTAACTAATTTTTTAGTTGTTTTTTTCAATCCTTCCATATTAGGAAAATATGGTGGTAAACTTTCTATAGTTTCAATTAGATCTTCAAACCCAACTTCCTCCAATGCTTTTGCTACTTCAATTAAACCATCAGATAAAATTTCTTGTGTTGGATTAGGGTCTCTTTTTACTTCAAGTCTTAATTTTTGAAATTTTCTAGGTATAGGGTTCTCTCTCTCATCTTTAATTAAATTCCCTTGTTGGTCCGTTAAAAATGGTGGTTTTGGTACTGAGGCTCTTTGGACGTTTATAGTGATTAGTTTACCTGTTGGTAGTGAAACTGGGGATAAAAGGTTAGGGAAAGGTGCCGCTGTTATTACTTCTCCTATTAATGAATAATTTTCATATGCTTTATCATCTTCTTGAAATACAACTACACTATCATTTAAATCAAGTTGTTTTGCCTTTTTATTAGAAAGATCATATAAAAAAGTAAACTTTTGGTTTCCAGTAAAGGTAATAGTATTATCTGGTGGTAAAGTTATTGGTATTGATACGGTGCCCCCACCTCCTAAAAAGTTACCTGCGGATATTGATTGCCATGTTCGAGCTAAACCATCTAATTTTAGAAAACTTTCTTTAATTGGGTTTCCATCAGGTAAAACTTGAGTTAACATAAAAGAAAATGGATTGCATAAATCATAAGAATTTAATATAATCAAAGATTCAGCCAATGATGTAACTGAAGGGTCTTTTAGGAAATTAGTTTCTTGTACTAATTTTTGTCTTTTTTTAGGGTCCTCTAAATCTAATATAGTAAAAGGTGCTGAGGTTTTTTTTCCATAAAGAACATCAATTAATATATTTAAAAATAATTGTCTAAGTGGTGACATACCATTTTTAGCTGCTCTTATTCCTTTTTCGGCTGGTCCCATATCTACTCAGTAAAATTTTTATTTGATGTTAAATCAAAACTTCCTTTAATTAGTATTTGAGCTGCTCTTGCTATTAATTGTACAAGTTCTTTTACTTCAGGTATAACTGTACCTTGCCCATCTTCTGGTTCTTTTATGACATTATTACTTTGTATTAATATCCCTCCTACTTTGTTTAATAATAAAGATAATTTATTTCCTAACACTAAAGGTTCAGTAGCTTCAGTACCTAATCTTATTCTATTTGAATTAACTATAAAAGAAGCATTAGCATCTACATTTACACTTCCTTGAGAGGATAATGATATTGATTTTTTTGACATTAATACTATAAAATCATCCTTAGCATTTAAATGGACTCTTCCAGAATCTATAATAATTTGTCTTCCCACATAAGGAAAATCAGGTTTAAAAGGAATATCGTCAACTGAATCAGGTTCTCCTCCATCTTTCCCAGTAAAAGTACCTTCTCCTAAAGTTTCAGGATCTCCTAATGAACCCCCTCCATCAGTATCTAGATCCTCAATTGTCTCTAGAGCTTTATCTATTTCTTTTTGAGCCTTTTTTTTCTTTTTTGACCCAAATAAAGCATATGTCATTCCCTCAGGTATCCCCATTAATTGTTGATACCAATCAATAAAATTATTTAATAATTCAAATATTAATTCAATCATAATTTTTATATATCTCTTTCACCCCCTCTATCTCTTTGTTGTTGCTCAATTTCTTCACTCCTAGTTAATTCAATTTCATCTCTTTCAAATTCAGTTGGATTTGAAGATAAGTTTGATAATTCATCTAAATCATTAGGAGATACAGAATTTGAAGCCCCCTTAGGTTCTACATTTACTGAATCAAATGTTATGTTGATGTTA